TCATCTACAATAAATCCTGAACTACCTGCTTTTACAAATCCCGAACCATTATATGCTTCGACTATTGTAAGATGTATTACATCATCATTTGCTAACGGTAATTTCTCATCATTTGCGTCTAATTTAGAAACTCTGATTAAATCAATAGGTTCGCAATCATCATCATCGTACGCCATTTGTTTTAAAATTGTGTTAGCATTTAATTCAATTACATTTTCTACACCTTGACTAATTACTATCCTGCCATTTATTGCATTGATAAGCGTTGAATTATTTGATACAGATAAGACATCTTTTATAACACCGTCTTGTTCTACAGCAACTGGACCTATCATCTGTCCTCTAAAATGCGCAGCATAAGTATTGTTTTCGTCATTATTGAGTTCAACAACCTTTATCAAATGATCTTCAGAAGTTCTTTTACTAGTATGTGTAATTCCTATTTTAGTATGTGCTTCAGTAATGTCGTTACCAACTATAAGCATCGGACCGTCTGTTCCGTTAGGATGACTTACACCGCCTACCCAATTCCACTGTAAATGATGAGAATCAAAACTGTTTAATTGTGTTGCAACATCTTGTCCAGGTCTAGTTCCTAATAAATGACCAGTAACACTACCAAACACACCACCTGTCAAATTACCAGTAACATCGCCTAGTAAATCACCAGTAATGTTTCCTGTCATATCACCGAAAAATTCACCATAAGATGTACCTGTCATTTCACCATTGAATGTTCCGTATATAACACTATCTGCTGTAACATTACCTATGAGATCACCGTAGAATGTACCATGTATATGATCTGCTCTTACTACTTTAGAGTCGGTATCAACAACTAATGTTCCGTCTGTTGCAATAACATCGCCTCTGACATCTCCAGTTACATTTCCGCTCAAATCGCCAGTTACGTTGCCTGTTAGACTACCTGTAACATCGCCTGTAACATCACCTATAACATTGCCGTTATGGATACCTGTGGTATCACCTATAACAGGACCTCTGTGTGTACCATTACTGTCGCCGTATAAGTCACCAGTAACATCGCCTGTAAGTTCTCCTGTTACATTACCTGATACATTGCCGACTAGTGGCCCTCTATGAGTACCCCAACTGTCTCCGTATAAGTCACCTGTAAGATCACCAGTTACATTACCAGTTAAATCACCTGTAACATTTCCTAAAACATTACCTGTTACCGGACCAACAACACCACCTGTAACTTCTCCATATAAATCACCTATGAAGTTACCATAAATGTTTTTTGTATCAATGTCGATAACAACTGTACCGCCTGAGTCGGTAATGCTGCCAACTAGTGTCGCATACACCGTTCCTGTGGCTGTATCAACCATCACTGTTCCGTCAGTCTTAACAACTGAGCCTTTTATAAAATTATTCCAACTATCTACTAATACTGAGTCGTCAGAACCTATTACATCTATTCTATATTGATCACCTGGTACAAATTCGGTCATGTGTATCCTCCGCTAAACTATTTATCTGATTCTGTTCTTGACTGCCTAAACAAAATATGTTATAACTACTGTATGTATGATATATTTTTTATTGGTGAAAAAACTTGGTTTAGATATAAACAACTAAAAAAACGTTTTCCAATGGCTAAAGCAGCCCCAGATGTAGTAACAGCAAAAAAACTTTCGATGACAAAGTTTTTGTGGGTTGTTTGGCCAGAGTTAGATATTGCTCCGCATTTTGATTTTGATTATGTTCCTGACGAAGAAAGTTTAGAGTATACACATGTTTTTCAAAATGCAAACACAGATGAATCTTTTTATGATGGCATAGCACTTATGCCAAAAAACAGTCATCACGGACCTGGAGAATTACGTGCAAGATTTTATATTAAAAAGAAATTTGTTGAACAAGTAGCAAGTCTTCGTAGGCAACGTTATGCCGATATTGTGTTTATTAGTTACCAAGAACCTAATGCAGACGAAAATTATGAAAGATTAACATCGCAATTTTCTGATAGAAACGTGTTAAGAGTGCATGGTGTTAAGGGAATACATCAAGCACACATTGAAGCAGCAAAACTTGCAACTACAGACATGTTTTATGTAGTTGATGGCGATGCACATATTGTTGATGACTTTAAGTTTATATATGATCCAGAATGGCATAATAATGATGCTGTTCATGTTTGGCGTAGTATAAATCCTGTAAATGGATTAGAATACGGATACGGAGGAATAAAATTCTTACCAAGAGTGCAAACAATAAATATGGATGTAAGTAAACCAGATATGACAACAAGCATTAGCAGTAAATTTGTTCCTGTGCATCGTGTTTCAAACATTACTGCATTTAATACGGATCCTTTTAATACATGGAAAAGTGCATTTAGAGAATGTGTTAAATTAAGTAGTAAAATAATTGATAGGCAAAAAAATGATGAAACAAATTCACGTTTACGTACATGGTGTACACACATAGAACCTGATGTTGAGTTTGGAGAACATGCTCTTAGAGGTGCAAAAGAAGGTGCTGCATATGGAGCAAGAAATCAAGGTAAAGTTGACGAGTTAAAGTTGATAAATGATTTTGAATGGTTAAAGGAAAAATTTGATGGAAATTTTTGAACTACTTGATAGATATGAATTATTATTTCCAGAAATTGAAAACTTTCAGAGTTTACGTAGACTTTATGTAGACGCTGATTATAACAGTTTATTTAAAATTGTTGATAATGAAGAATTGCGTAAAGCAATAATAGAACAAAATGTACATAGTATATTTAGACTTGTCGATAACAAAGAAATTAAAACTGATGTAGAAGAATTTAGAAAGGCTGTTTTAGAACTTAATTTACACAGTATTTTTAGAATATTAGATAATAATGAAGATTTACGAAAAGCAGTAGTTGAAAAAAACGAACATGCAATATTTAGATGTGCAAAAGCAGAAGAAATTAAAAAAGTTGTCTTAGATGATAACATACACAGTTTATATAGATTATTTGATACATACAAAAAAACAAATATTACAGCAGGTTTACGGCGTTGTACTAATGAAGATATTTGGTTTGATAGCGATTGTCTTAGTAGAGGACAAGTAAAAAGCAAGATATGGCTTATCAACGAACTTAAAAAACTTAATCTAGATTTAGGCTCAGTGTTTCTATGTGCCGGCTGGTATGGACTATTAGCAACACTGATTCTTGAGAGTGAAATAGAAGTACTCAATATTACAAACTTCGATTCAGATCCAAATTGTGAAAAAATTGCTAACACCTTTAACAAAGAGTTTATTTTAGATGAGTGGAAGTACAAACACGTAGTGCAAAATATAAATGATATTAACTATCAAGGGCATATTTTTGATGTAAATAAAAGCGACGGAACAACTGAAAGAATTTGGGAAACACCAAAAACAATAATCAATACAAGTTGCGAGCATGTAGATAATTTTGTTAATTGGTACATGGAGATTCCAAATGGTATGATTTGTGTTTTGCAATCAAATAATTATTTTGATGTTGATGAACATGTAAATTGTTCACATAGTTTGGATGAATTTGCATTCCAAACTCCAATGCAACGTGTTTGGTATGAAGGCGAACTTGAATTAGGACATTATAAAAGGTTTATGAGAATTGGAATTAAATAATTTAGATATAAGAAACTTACAAAAAGAGAGTGCAAGAGCGCTAAGTACTATGCAGGCCACAAACAATAATATTTGGCAATTTAATAAACAAGCACACCATAATAGTCAAAATTGGTATAAAGCAGTTATTAATTGGTATATTGAACAATACGGTGATTTGCCTAGCAAAGTAGGTCCTGGAAAGGACGTTAAGTTAATTATGGAAGATTAAAATGATTGAAGATATTGCTATACTTGTTGAAAACAAAAGTAAAATTATAGATTACACTATAGATTACATAAAAAGAACAGATAGTTGGAGATTAAAAAAAGACAAACACGTTAAATGTAGAAGAGATTTAGCATATATAATTGATGCCTTTATAGATGATTTGCAAAATAACACAACAACAAGTATTACATATATTTCAAATAAATTTTATCACAATGACAAATTACAATTAGTTTCTCCTCGTGTAGAATTAGCAACTTACCCTAAAATGGTAGAGTTTATATCTACTTTAGGTATAACCGATTCGTCTATGGAAAAAATTACTGCACTTCAAACTATATTGAGCAGTATTATACAAGACGGGCCAATAAATAAGACTTATAATGATTATACAAATCTTTTAGAAAATAGAAAACAAACATTTTGGTGGAAAGAAGAAATACCTGATCAAAAAAATATTGATCAAATTTTATTAAATTTACACGAGCATATGCCTAGTAAACAATATAGATGCAGGCTTTGGATTAAAGTTGTAAAAAACTTTGAAAATGAAGAACGTAAATTAAAGATTTTTGAAGGCACTCTTGCAAATCCAGATAAGCCAGACTCGCGACATAACCCCCAAGTGTTAGCCCCGTATGTACTTGCATTGGGTGTACGAGAAGAAGGCAATACCGAACCTATGCCAAAAAGTTTTTATCATAATGAAGCAGCATTAGAAATTGGTATTGCAGCAGCATACATTATAATGAGTGCAAAGGCAATGGGCATAGATAGCGGATTGTGTGCATGTATTCAAGAAAGACCTGAAGTAAACGAAATATTTGGTGTTGAACCAAGAATGTATATTGGTTTAGGTATCCGTGACAATGTGCAAACCTATTTAGACCCTGTACATAAAAGAGAGATGGAAATACCAGGTGAAAATAATAGTAAACCTAGGTTTGATGAATATATAAGTTATGTACAATAATGAAACTTTTTGTGTTCTTCCTTGGATAGGCGCAAGTAGTATTACGGGCTCCGGTACGTACCGACCTTGTTGTGTTTTTAAACCAAGCAACGATGCACATTGGTATGATACTATTGAAAATAATAACAAAAAATTTGACGATTTAAGAAAAGATCTTTTAGGAGGAGTCAAACGTAAAGAGTGTATAACTTGTTGGAAACACGAAGAACTAGGAAAATTTAGTAGACGGCAAAGTGTTAATTTTCAATACAAAAACGAAATAGAAAATATTTTAGATAACACAAACCCCGATGGTTCCACTACTACTACTCCATTTTATTTTGATATGAAAATGAGTAATTTGTGCAACCTAGGATGCAGAATGTGTACTAGTGGAATTAGCAGTGTATTAGAAGCCGAAGTAAAAAATAATATAAATGAAGATTGGACTACTGATGATTTGCGATTTCCAACTAATGTAGGAACTTGGGAACAAAATGCCTTTGATCAAATCCAAAAGCAAAATGTAAAGGAATTAAAATTTACCGGAGGCGAACCGTTTGCTAATCCTAATATTTTTAATTTTTTAGATGCCTTAGAAAATAAAAAAGATATTAGTCTGCAATTTATTACAAATGGATTAATGATAAAACAAAAACATTTTGATATCTTAAATAAATTCAAAGATTTACATATGAGTGTTAGTTGTGATGGTATAGAAGATACATATGAATATATACGCTGGCCTGGCAAATGGAAAGACTTTGAAAAGAAATTATCAATTATAAAAAATAACACAAAAATGAGTGTAGTTTGTGTTGCAAGTGCTTATAACATACATCAAATAAATGATATTGTAGATTATTTTAAGGATTTAGATTTTCATATGACTCCATTAATCACTCCTAATTATATGACGCCATTTGTAAAAGGTATTGACTATGAAATTGATATTACAAAGCATAAAGATTTATCTAGTGTATTAGCAACTAAAAAACCTTTTGACAAAGACTTATATGATATGTTTGTAAAGCAAACAAAAATTAGAGACAAATTACGTAAACAAGACTTCTGGAAAATATGTACAACTTAGAAGATATAAAAATATTACATTTAGAAGTAACAGAACGTTGTCAGGCAGCGTGTCCTCAATGCGGTCGCACTGGAGTGAATATTAAACAAGCAGAATTACAGTTAGAAGATTGTAAAAAATTATTCTCTATTGAATTTATTCAGCAATTAGAAGTAATGTACATGTGTGGTAATTTTGGCGATCCTATTATTGCTACTGATACATTAGAAATATTTGAATATTTTAAAAGTGTAAATCCTAATATAAATTTACGCATGGTAACCAATGGTGGAGCAAGAGATACAGCATGGTGGGAGCAAATTGCAAAAGTTGTTGATGTAGTTACCTTTAGTATTGACGGATTAAATGATACAAATCATTTGTATAGAAAAAACGTAATTTGGAACAAAGTGATTGGAAATGCAAGAACCTATATTACCAATGGTGGATATGCAAGATGGGATTATTTAATATTTGAGCATAACAAACACCAAGTCGAAGATGCTAAAGCATTAGCAGATATGCTAGGTTTCAAAGAGTTTGTAACTAAAGAAACAACTAGAGGTAAATCACTACCGAAAGTTCCTAAAGGTGTAGAATGTAAAGTACAAAAAGAACGCAGCATATATGTTAGTGCCGAAGGCAAAGTTATGCCTTGTTGTTGGATAGGCAGTACAAGATATAAAAAAGAATGGCAAGATTGGAATAACGAGTTTGATGCAGCACGTTTTAAAGATATAATAGATAGTCCGTTAGATGTTTGTAAAAGAAAATGTAGCATATATTATAAGCCATATGAATCTCAATTTATAGATAGGAAGTATGTTGACAAAAAAACAAAGGATGTTATAATTACATAATGTACAAGTATGAAGATATAAAAACTATTCATTTAGAAAATACACAAAACTGTCAAGCAAGTTGTCCAATGTGCGACCGCAATCAAAATGGTGGTGCGGTAAATCCACATATAGATTTAAGCGAACTTACAGTTGAAGATTGTAAACGTATCTTTGAACCAGAGTTTATTGCACAATTGAAAACAATGTACATGTGTGGTAACTTAGGCGACCCTATAGTTGCAAGAGACACACTTGAAATATTCAAATACTTTAGAGAGCACAATGCAGATATGTGGCTTTCAATGAATACAAACGCAGGAGCAAAAAGTGTTGAATGGTGGAAAGAACTTGCCCAAGTCTTGGGTAGAATGGGTGCTGTTATTTTCAGCGTGGATGGTCTTAGTGACACTAATCATTTATACAGGCAAGGTGTTGTCTGGGACAATGTAGAACGCAACATGAAAGCATTTATCTCAGCAGGTGGAAGAGCACGTTGGGATTTCCTTATATTTGAACACAATCAACATCAAGTAGACAAAGCAGAAGCACTTGCTAACCAATGGGGCTGTGAAAAGTTTATTAAAAAGAAAACTGGCAGATTTGTCACTTCACAAAGTAAAAAGAAAGAATCTCATCAAGCAGTAGATCGTAAAGGTAGAGAAACACAAAAACTTGCAAAGCCTAAAGAACAATATCAAAATGCTGCAATAACTCAATATGATAAAGTCAAAGAAAAACATGGTAGCATGGACGCATATTATGACCGTGCTGAAATACATTGTAAAGTAAAAGACGAAGGCAACCTGTTTATCACAGCGGAAGGATTGGCTATGCCTTGTTGTTGGACTGCTGGACGTATGTATAAATGGTGGAACCCAAATCCTAAAGTCGAACAAGTATGGGACTTTATTGACGGAGTAGGTGGCAAAGATGCAATCAATGCAAAGGAACACGGTCTACGTGCAGTCTTTGATACAGGAATATTTGACAGTATAGAAGACAGTTGGAGTAAAACAAGTTGTGCTGACGGTAAATTAAAAGTATGTAGTATGAAATGCGGCAAAGAGTTTGATCCGTTTGGAGCACAGTTTAAGTGAAATGTATATTAGCATATGAAGAAATAGATTTTTCTAGACCGTATGCAAGTCCTTGCTGTCATATTATGCCGGATGATCCTGCAATGAATATTAAGAATATTACAAATCTTAATAAATTACTAGATTCTGAAGTATATAGTTTTATACGAGAAAAAATGGATCAAGATAAAAAAGATCCTATATGTAATGTTTGTTGGAATGAAGAATCACGTGGAATAATAAGTGATAGAGTTTTAGAAAATCATATTCGTGAAAAAAGGAATACAGTTGAATTACGTAGTTTAAAAATAGCCTTAGATTATACTTGCAATATGATGTGTAGAATTTGCACACCTATGTTAAGTAGTAAATGGGGAAGTAGTAACTTAGCAGATACGTCTTTAAAAAATTACGAAGACTATTCAGTGAAATATCCTAAGTATGATATTAAAAACATTATTGAAAATAGCGATCTGAGTAAATTAGAAAGAATAAAAATACTCGGAGGCGAACCCTTTTATAGTAAAAAGTTAGAATGGTTTTTAAATTATCTACAAAGTAACACTAACTACGATGATTTAAGAATCTATATTGTTACAAACGGA